TTAAAAAAAAAAAAAAAAATATAATATATATAAGAAGGGTGTCATTTTGAAGATGCTATTATGCTATTATAGATAAAAAACGCATTAAGTCATGAATTTATTCAATAGTTTGCACCATAAACTATAAAAGCATAACACCATAAAAGTTCATAAACAGATATGTATATATATAATGTAATGTTATAGTATGTATAAGGTATAATAGAGGTGACAATAATTGTCACTAAACTAGTATTAATGTGTAACGCAAGGGGTACATAAAATAAGACAGTATTATAGATAATGTGAGTAATAGTTTAACAGTTTTGTAATGTGCATAAGTATGTTGATAAGTGTTTTAGAATGTTAATTTTTAGTATTGATTTAATGTTATTGGATGCTTATATATTAAACAACTAAGCTAACTAATGTTACATAATATTGAATAGCCTATTGTCTATAGGTAAAGATAAGGCAAGGCAAGGTAAGACAAGGCATTGGTATAGTCTATGGTATGGCAGGATATAGGATAGACTATAGACTAACCAGGGGTATGCCCAATAGGACTTGGAAAATTAATTAAAATTTATCTAGTATTGTAGTAGGAAATTTATGTAATTTTTAGATCTATAGACAATATGTTGTTTAGTATAGTTTATATATTAATAATTGACTCTTTAGTTATATTTATAGGAGTCTAATCCAGCATCATCAGTTTCGCTTTTGCTTTTGATGCCCAGGTTTCTATATATAAGCTCCTAGCTCATAATTGAAAATCTGAGATAATATGCCAGAGGATCTTGCTATGTCTTTTTAAGACTAGCTACGCGAATAATCCACAAATTGACCTAATCTATTTTGTATATAACTCTAAAACTCATATGGATGAAAAACTACTAGAAGAAGAAGATTTATTAGAGGTTGAAGAGAGTCAGTTTGATGAACTTGGAACAACACCATTCATTCTGACTGATGAGAACATAACTCAAGAACAAATTAATGAGATGAAGAGTCTTGGTATAGATAAGCCAGATACAGTCTCGTATGAACGATGGTGGAAGCTACAGTCATGCAGATTTGAGCATGAGCATATAATCCACCTAGCAGCTAGTGGAATGCCACAGTGGATGATTGCACAGCAAACTGGGTATTCCGAACCCCACATATCTAAAGTGCTAAATACTCCAGAGATGAAGGTTAAGGTTCAGGATAAGGTTAAGGATATATATGGAGTTGATTATGCTAAGGCTGTTAAGGATTTGAGTCTTAAAGCAATAGGAGTTGTTAGTGATTCTCTAGATAATGGTTCTGAGAAGATTAAAGCTGATATGGCTAAATATGTAATAGACCACTCAATAGGTAAGGCATCACAAGAGATAGTTGAGAAGAAGACAAGTTTGACTGAGGTTATAATTAAGATTGATCAGATGAGGTCAAGTCAGCTACGAGATGTCGGTTCTGGTCAATCCTTATTGCCTAAAGATGAAGATCCATTTGATAATGTTATAAATGAGATCATTCCGAAGGGAATGGTCATTGGCAAGAGGAGTTCTGGTGAAGGATAAGAAGAACCAAGGTTTTCTTAAAGAAATTAATAAGACCCCAATTGCTCAAGTTAAGAAGTCTTTTGATTATAAGAGACCTGTTAATAAAGTAGATAATCCTAATAATATGGCACTAAATAGTAGATCAAGAGCTTATAAGTCTGTACCTCAAGATAAGAGTACCAATTTTAAGATAGAGCAGACTAACGCTAAAGCATCACATAAAGGATCAAAATGAACTCAAGTATTAATGGTGGGAAAGCACTCCCATCTACATTATTTCGTAGGGATGTAGCGGCCAGAACAGCTGGAGCTGTTACAAAATCAGCTGGTGGTTATGCTATAGCAGACACTTCAACAACTGCTAAGGTTGGTGATATTTATAGAGCTGAGACAGCTACAACAAGTGTTATGGTTGATAAGGAGTATTTAGTTATTGAGGCAAGCACAAATAGCTTCACAATAGCTTCTAAGGATCTACCAACTCTTGGCGATACATTCTTCATCCTAGCCCCTGTAAGTTTAAGGGTTGATGATACTGGGGCTATAGCAACATCGGTGGCTGGTGGGGCTACTGAGGCCAAACAAGACACAATGATAACATCCCTCCAGTTGCTGGATAATGCTGTATCTGGTAATGAGTTTCAAGTTGATGTAGTAGCTCCACTTCCTGCTGGAACTAATAACATTGGGGATGTTGATGTTTTATCTAGTGCTCTACCGACTGGAGCCTCTACCTCAGCTCTTCAGAGTACAATAGATGCTTCAATCAATACACTCTTAAAGCCAGCTAGCACCCTAACGGCAGTTACTACAGTTGGAACCGTAACAACACTTACTGGTATAACTAACGCCCTCCCTGCTGGTGATAACAATATAGGCAATGTAGATATAGTTACAATGCCAGCAGTTACTTCAAACTCTGATGTTGAGGTTACTGGTAATATAACTACTCAGAACTTGAACTTAACAGGAGCTGCAACGGCCAATAGTGCTGTTGAAACTGGAGACCTTACTAATGGGGTATCTGGAACAATTCAAATCACTGGCACCCATACTGGTACTGTTACAGTTGGTATAACTCTAGATGGTTCTACTTGGGTTAATCACTATGGATCTTCGATTGTTAATATGGCAGATGGAACTTATTCAAATCAGATTAGTTCAGGGACTAATGGTATATTTAGATTAAATATTGTTGGAGTTAAGAGATTTAGAGTTCAAGCTGCTTCTGCTGTTACTGGAACAATAGTTGTAACTATCAGAACTAGCTCAGCTCACAATGGTTTAAATCCAATAACAAATCAAAAAGTAGATTTAGTTGCTTTAAGTGGAAGTTCATTATCAGCTGGAAAAGGAAACCAAGACTCAGGAGTTAGGGTTACGTTTGGTAATGAGAATGATGCTACAGTTGCAAGCGTAGCTGCATCAGCTTCAAATGTTACCCTATTGGCTTCTGACTCAGTTAGATCAGGAGCTTCATTTTATAATGATTCAACATCAGCTCTTTATCTTAAATATGGAACTACAGCATCAACCTCATCATTCACAGTTAAGATACCTTCATATGGATATTTTGAATTACCAATACCAGTTTATTATGGAACCATAGATGGTATTTGGGATTCAGCTACAGGTAACTGTAGAGTAACAAGCTGGTAAGGAGTATTTATGCCATTATATGATTCTTTTATAGGAGCTATGATAACTGGAACAACTGCCCCAACCGCTGGTAAAATTGGAGAACAACTAATTTCAAGCGTAGCAACTACTTCCCTTCCTGCCTCTGGTACATGGGGTGATGTAACTTCATTATCACTAACTGCTGGAGTTTGGGATGTATCTGCTTATGGAAACTTTGGACAGGGAGCAGCAGCCAGTACTGGGGCTGCAATAGGAATATCAACTACTTCTGGAAACTCTAGTTCTGGATTAACTGGAGGATTAAATAGAATTGACTTTTCTCCACCTGGTGCCTCAGCTTGGCAAGCTGCTTCTATAGTTGCTTATAGAGTAGTTATCACAAGTACTACAACATATTATTTTAAAGCATCTTTTAGTTATACATCAACTGCTCCAGTGGCTGACGCATCTCTCAAAGCTGTTAGGGTTGCATAATGAAAACTTGGCTGCAAGATAACATTCTTCAAATATTAATAATACTCGCAAGTATTACGTTTGGATATGCTCACTTTACAGCTAAGATAACATCAACTGCTGAGGCTCAAATTAAGTTAGAAGAACGAGTTGATAGATATGAAGAGAAGATTGATCAGGGTTTAAAGATGCTTGAGAGAATTGATGAAAGGACTAAGAAATTATGAGTTTATTAATCAATGAGTTAATCAAAACTATAATTGAAAACAAGATGGTTATTCTTATGGGAATTGGATTCTTAATTAATTCAGCTCTAGAATATTATTTAGGTAATTCTAAGCACAAATCTCTAGTTGGATTCTTGAAGAATCTAAAAAAGAAAAAACATGAGCCTAACACTTAATGGAATTATTCTACTTATTGGGATTACTTGTGGTTACTACATATGTCATAAGTTATCTATCAGAGAACAACCTGTAATAAGAGAATTGATAGAGACTCGTGAAGTCTGTAAAGCGACAATCACTAAGAAGACTAATAAAGATGGCAGCGTTGATGAGATTACTGAATTTCTAGCTTCAAGAGAATCAAAAGAAGTAACTAAGCCCCAACCTAAAATATCTCTAAAGAATTATGGTGTTGGAATTTATCACGATAAGACAATGTTCGCAGAAGTGAGACTAGGTGGATTACCATTATTCTTGATTGGTGAATCTAATTTTAAAGAATCAAGAATTGGAATTAAATTAGAGTTCTAAGGAGTTTTAAATGACAGGCAATCTAAGAGTACCAGATCAAATGCACTCCGATGGAGTCACTGGTGAGTCGATAGGTACTAATATGAGAGGGATGCACGTTGTCTCGATGAACGGTGGCACCATATCTACAGATAACTCAACAACAACATTATTGACTTCAGGTCAAACATACCAAGGAGCATGGGAAGATATTAGCGATTATGCTTCCATTTCAATTATTGCTAATGCTGATGTTGCTGGAACTTTGTATGCTCTATTCTCAACAGATGGCGTAAATACAGATAGAACAGTTCAATTATCATCAACTAATTCTACGGATCTTGGAATACATTCCCTAACGACTGTTGCGAAATATTTTGCCGCAAAAGTTGTAAATGGTGGAACAGGTCAAGCATCTTTTAGATTACAGACAATTTTAAATAAAGGTGCAAGGATAGCATTCCCTACATCACGAATGGCTCAATCATTAAATGATTATTCAGATGTATTGAATACGCGATCTGTTTTAGTTGGTAAAACAGAAGGTGGAAACTATTATCAAAATATTTCATCGAATGACGAGGGTCACTTAGAGGTATCAGTTCAAGGGCCAGTTTCAGCATTTGGAGAATTGTCAACAATACAGCCGCATCCTTTAGCGCAAGTTGATTTCATTTATGGAATTAATAGCTATACAACTGTTCAAGCAACAACAGGCTCAGGACAGGTAACAAATGGAAACCAATTACTCGATGTAAAAACAACAGCAGCAACATCAAGCTCTGCTCAATTATCATCTATTAGGTATTTAAAATACAGAGCTGGTCAGGGTGGCAAAATAATGTTAACTGCTTTGTTTACTGCTGGCGCAACAGGCTCAAAACAATATGCTGGTGCATTCACAACATCTTTGAACAACGGATTTGGATTCGGTTATAATGGAACAGTCTTCGGTATTTGGCACATGAACGGCGGAACACCGACACACATTCCGCAATCAACATGGAATGGTGATCTGTGCAACGGCGCAGGTGGCGCAAATAATAAGTCTGGAATTAATCTTGTCCCAACAAACGGGAATGTTTATAAAATAATTTATCAATATTTAGGTTTTGGAAATATTAAATTTTACATTGAAAATTCAATAAATGGACAGTGGTCGTTAGTTCACGAGATAAGATATCCAAATACGTACACAGCGACTAGCTTAACACAGCCATCGTTAAATTTGTTATGGAGAGCAGAAAACACAACTAACGCAACAAACATATCCGTAAAAGCTGGATCTGGAGCTTTGTTTATAGAAGGTGAAAGAAGATTGCTCGGACCTTCACATGGTCTTGATCATAATAAATCTTTAACGGCAACAACACATACAAATATTATTACTATAAAAAACGCAACGACTTACAATGGCGTAAACAATAGAGCGCACTTAAGGCTTAGACACGTGACATTCGCAGCAAATACGGGCGGAACTGGAAACGGTATCGTAACTTTAAAGGTTGTTAGAAACGCTACACTTGGAGGAACGCCAAGTTACACAACGATTAACGGCACGACAGCAGATGGTGGTGTAACAATAACAAGTGGTAATTCTATCGCAAGTTATGACATTGCAGGCACTACTGTTACGGGTGGAGCTGTAATATACAATGCGATTATCGGTATAGGAAACAATGACAGTGAAAACTTAGTTGATCTTGATTTGTTTGGATACCCAGGCGATACAATAACATTTTCATTAACTTCAACTCAGAATGCGACTGGTGGTATTGGCGTAACTTGGACCGAGGATTTATAATATATTGGAGAAAACTAGATGACAGATGTTACTGGATCACTTGAAAGATATATTTATTATAAGGAGAATCGCTGGGCATTTGTTACGGATTGCTGCTACTCGAAAGACGAGATAGACCCCAAGAACCCAATAAAGCTCTTGCCTAATAAAGAATATCTAAGATTATATTCTAAGATTTGGGAGATAGCTCCACTCTTGGCAATTCCCAAGACTCGTCGTATGACATTCTCTTGGACCACAATAGCTCTATATGTTCATGATTTCATATTTAAACCTGTTAGGAGTTTTGCTTTTGTTTCTAAGAAAGAAGACGATGCTAATGAATTAGTTCTTAGGGCTAAGTTCTTTCTTGACCACATCCCTGAAGATAAGATTTCAAGGCAATTAATTCCTGCTTATTATTATACATTTAATAATCTTAAGTGCCCAGATATGGATTCCAAAATTCAAGGATTCCCCCAGGGAGCTGATCAGCTACGTCAATTCACCTTCTCTGGAGTCTTTGGGGATGAATCTGCCTTCTGGGATAATGCTGAGGAATTTTATTCAGCAACATTTCCTACTATAGATGGTGGTGGTCGCATGACTCTTGTTTCGTCTGTAGCCCCAGGTTTTTTTAAGAGATTATGCTTTGATGCTCTAGATGTTAAGGGCGATATCAATGTGGCTGAATATACCCCTGATTATAAGGTTCCAATGCAAGGGGTTAGGTTGTGGATGAACCCCAAGAATAAGTTTGTGGTTCTAGAGATACATTATACGAGTGATCCAACAAAAAGAGATCCTAGCTATAAGGAGTCTATCAAAGCGAGTATGCCGACTCAGCAATATCTTAGAGAGTATGAATTGCACTGGGATACTTATTCTGGCCATGCTGTTTATCCTGAGTTCTCAGATATTCACATTATTAATGAGGAACCAAGGCCAAGTCCTGGATTACCGATGTTGATAGGTTTTGATTTTGGTCTGACTCCAGCTGCTACAGTTGCTCAACTTGAGGGTAGAACAATAACATTCTTTAAGGAATTTACTGCTGTAAATATGGGAGCTGAGAGGTTCGTCCCTCTTGTTGTTTCTCAACTTAGGCTCTTGTATCCAACCCATTCAGACCTGAAGAAGAACTGGAAGTGTTGGGTAGATCCAAGTGGATTCAATAGGAATGATAATGATGAGAGAAAGACTGCTCTAACGGTGGCAGCAGGAGGATTTAGTCCAATGCCTGGCCCGATTACATGGGAAGGTAGAAGAAAGTCAGTGGCTGACTTCCTAGGAGGATTGGATAAGGGTAAGCCAATATTCCAGATTTACGAGAAGGGATGCCCTGTTTCTGTTAAGGGATTCAAAGGTGGCTACCACTATCCAGAGAAAAACGTGGATATTGCTCCAGATAAGCTACGTCCTGTAAAAAACATGGCCTCACATCCACACGACACCATACAATATATCTGTAGTGGCGTTAAAAGCATTATAATGCAATTAGAGGGTAGCGGAATACCAACCCCATCATACAGTAAGGAATTAAATGGCAACAGAATACAAAGATAGTGACTTAATAAATTGTTTAACTAATTACAGGAATGAATCTGAGTCTGCTAAAAAGGGCAGAATGGAAAAGAATAAGCTTAATTTTCAGGCTTATCATCTTGAACAGGATTTCAGTCATAAGCTAAATGGTCAATCTAGGGAGTTTTTGCCAAAGGTTGCTACAGCTGTTGAGCAAAATTCCAATATTATTCAGCAGGGCTTATTGGATATTGGCCCTTGGTTTAAGGTTGACTCTCAGGAGGGAATTGATCCCGATATCATGAAGATCAAGCCATCAACGATCTATAGATTATTGGATAGACAGCTTCAAAAGGATGGTTTTGTTAAGAAGGTTGGGGATGCTGTTAAGCTTGGGATGCTTGGTGGATTAATCATAGCTAAGGTAACTGGTAAATATGTTAATAAGCCAAAGTTTGTAGCTAAGAAGACTCTTAAGAATGGCAAGTATTATAATACTCTTGAGAAGATGGAAGATAAGGCATGGCAATTAGATATTAGATTGATTAGGCAAGAGGATTATCATGTAGATCCAAGCGGTGATGGTCTTTATGAGTTTGAGGATATGGAGATGGATCTTCATGCTGTTAAGGCTCTAGCTGAGGGTAAGGACGCTATTTATGATATGGAAGTTGTTAAACAATTATCTGGATCAATGAATAATGAAGGTTACGATCAGAGGCAGAATAAAGCCAATGAGACTGGGCAGAATGTATCGACTGGTGGTTTTAGGAAAAGAGTTAAGATTACTGAGCTATGGGGAACTCTAGTTGATAATAATGGTGAGATAGTTCATGAGAATATTGTTTGCACAATAGCTAATGATAGATTTGTTATTCAGAAACCAACTCCCAATCCATTTTGGCATCAGGAATCTCCCTATGTTAAGGCTAGTTTATTGAGTGTTCCCCATGCTGTATGGCCCAAAGCTATAATGGATGCAGCAACAGCTCTTAATTTCTCAGCTAATGAAATATTCAATTTGTTATTGGATTCGAGCATAACTTCAGTTCATGGAATTAAACAAATTAGGAAGGATTGGTTAGAAGATCCAAGTCAGGTGGCTAATGGTGTTGAACAGGGATCAACCCTAGCTGTTAATGCCTCATGCCCTCCAGGAATGAAGGTTCTTGAGTCTGTATTTACTGGAAGCCAGCCATCAGAAGCTATGAATATGTTAAATGTTGTAAGCCAAGAGGCTGCATCATCCATGTTCACTAATGAGATTCGAAGTGGTGGTGCTGACATGAAGAACATGAGAGCAACGGCCATAGTTGAGAACTCTCAAGCTCTAACCAATATGTCTACAGGGATGATTAAGAATTTAGAAGGTGATGAAAATTCTGGATTAATGACTCAGATCTTAGCTAAGAGCTGGAAGGTTATTGCCCAACATCTTGATGATCTTAATGATAAAGAAGTTCAATCAATCCTAGGTAAGAAGTTAGCTGATGAGTTACTTGCTATGGGTAAAGAGGAGATCTTTGCTGATACGGTTCAATCATGTAAGTTTAAAGCGTTTGGTGTTTCAGCAGTAATGAATAAGATGAAAGAGTTCACTAAATTAACTGCAATGTTACAGACTGTATTCTCTAATCCAGCTCTAACCGAAGCATTCATGAAGAAATATTCTATAACTAAAATGCTTACTGAAATATTGAGAAGCTTGGATATAGATACATTCAAGATTGAAGCAGATCAGGATGAGGGTGGAGACCTAGACGATGACTTGACAGATAATGAAGAACAAGTACCATCAAATACATCACCTGACATTAATTCGCAAATACCCCAAGCGGGGGCTGCGGTCAATCAAGGTGATCTTAACCCAATGGCTGCATCTCAACCTTTGAGTCCGCAGGCATTATAACAAAGGAGAAACAAGTGAAAAAGACAGCAGTAAAAAAGCCAGTTAAAAAAGCAAATCCAAAAAAGAAGTAATTCATAATGAATCACGAAAAACTATTTGAACTAGCTTCTGACAGCCGATTAGTTTCGGCATCAGAACATGTTTTGTACCCACTGATAAAAGCCAAAATAGAGCAACGAATAAACTTAGCTTGTTCTAATTTTATAGGTGGGAAGACTGATTTCTTGGGAGATATAGCGTATATCCAAGGTTTAAAAGAGATAGAGCAATATTTGAGAAGACTTCAGTCTGAAGGAAATAAAGCAAACTTAGAACTCAACAAAGATAGCATTTAATAAAACAACTAGGGAGACATTATGAGTTTTGGAGAAGAGTTTAAAAAGATGAGAGCTATGGGTGGCTCACCAAAAGTAACTGAGGAGGTTGCTAAAGAAGCTGCTGATATAGCGGCCCAGAAAGACGCTGAGACACCACCAAGCGAAGATCCAGATGCTGAGCTAGTACAACAGGCTTTGAAACATGGAGATTCAATGGGTGGTCAGCCAGAGGTTGAGGAAGAGATTGTTATCCCACCACCTAAAGAAGAAGCTAAGAAAGTTAAGATTAAAATTAATGGCAAAGAGTTTGATTCAGTTGAAGAAGCTGAGGCGTATGCTGCTCATGCTCTAGCTGAGGCAGAGAAGAAGGAAGCTTATATTAAGGGTAAGGAAGATGCTCTTAAAGCTCCAGAACCTCCAAAGCCAGCAGAAAAGAAAAAGATTTTAAAGATTGCCGAGAAGTTATTTGAAGATCCAGATACAGCATTTGAAGAGCTGGATGCTTACATAAATGAGGCTATCGAGAAGAGGGCTGAAGATAGGGATGTTAAAAAGACTGAAGCTCAAAAGAGAGCTGAAGCTCAAGCTAAGGCTGTGGATGATTTCTATAAGGCCAATGCTGATTTAGTTGATTGGCAAGATGAGGTTAATATGGTGGTAGATAGGAATACTGAATATCTAAAGAAATTACCTCCAGAGAAGATAGCTAGTGAGGCAGCAAGATTAGCTAGAGAATATGTTAAATCTGTGAAGGAGAAAGCCCTCCCTAGAACAACTCTAAATTCTAAACCAGCCATCACTCCAACTGGTGGCAGTAAAGTCACTACAACTACACCAAAAACAACTACAGAAAATAAAGTTTCATTTGCTCAGCAAGTACGCTCAACTAATAAGCGAACAGTTATGCAAGATGATGCTTAGATAGTCTAAAACTCATATTGCATTTCTAAAGTTTATATAAACTTAAAAGGAGTGAATATGAGTTTTTCATGGTTGTATGATGCACCATCTGGGGTTTTTAAATCTCACCAAATGTCTAGTAAGTTACGAATGGCTGCTATTGCTGAATGTAAGTTCATGCAGTTTGTTAGCCCAGAAGAGGGTTATGGAAAAGGCAAGGGCGAATCTATCACTGTTTCTCGTGTTTCTAATATCGCGGTTCCAACTTCAGCAGTATTGTCTGAGGGTGTAGAGATTCCACAGGATGAAATTGTTTTATCAACAATTGCAATCACTGTTCAGGAATTAGGTCGCGCAGTTCCTTACACAAGTTTATCAAATGATTTATCTAAGTTTGATATCGGTAATGTAATCCAAAAGAAATTAAGAGATCAAATGGCTCTTGTTTTGGATGGTTTAGCTGCTGATGCTTTCACAGCTGGTAAAGTTAAGGCGATCCCAACTGGTGTTGCTGCTCTAACAATGGATACAGATGGAACAGCTTCAACTGCTGCAACTGTTAATCTTAATGCTTACCACATTGCTCAAATCAGAGATTACTTACATTCGACTCTTAATGTTCCAGCTTACGAAGGTGGAGATTATATGTGCTTAGCTTCTACTAAAGCACTTCGTGGTTTAAAATCTGATCCAGATT